TTTGATGGTAGACAGAAAAAGAAGAAGAGGAATGCAACAGACAGAAAAAAAACTGTTCATTCAAAACTACAAAACTGAAAAGGGGTGTCAAGAGTGTGGCTACAATAAACTACCAGCAGCATTAGAGTTTGACCACATTGACAGATCAAAGAAAAACTTTAAATTGTCACAAGGACATCTTTATTCTTGGGACAGATTGATAACGGAACTAGAAAACTGTATTGTCCTTTGTGCAATATGTCACAGACAAAAGACAATCGAAGACAAAGATTACTTACAAACTGACTACGTAGAGCCGGAAGAGCTACAGTATGATTTATTTGGATCTTGAAGCTGACGGTTTAGACCCAACAACCATTTGGTGCGTAGTAACCAGGGAAAATGGTGTTAATACTGTGCATACCACTCCAGACAGCCTCTGTGAGGCTCTGAGAGGCTCTGTGAGCGTCGTTGGACACAATCTGATAGGGTACGACCTGCCTGTCCTAAATCGTCTCTGGGACGTTTCTGTGGCCTCTGAGCGTATAGTCGATACTTTGGTACTTTCACGTCTTTTTGAACCAAGCAAGTCAGGTGGTCACTCTTTGAGGAATTGGGGGAATGAGTTGGGCTTTCCCAAAGGTGACCATTCTGACTTTTCTTGTCTGTCACAAGAGATGATTGACTACTGCATACAGGACGTAGCAGTCACTGAAGCAGTACACCAGAAGTTAGTCAGTGGTATGGACAAATGGGAAAACAAGGAGTGTCTAGACCTTGAACATAAGGTTCAATGGATCGTGCAGCAGCAGGAGAACAACGGCTGGCTTCTTGACCAGGACTTAGCTAACAACCTCTGCGCTACCTTCAAGGAAGGCATGAATGACATACAGTATGAACTACAAGAGATGTTTCCACCCATTGTCGAAGAGAGGTATTCTGAAAAGACCAAGAAGCGCCTTAAAGATAAGGTTACGGTTTTCAATGTCGGTTCACGGCAACAAGTGGCAGAGAGACTTCAAACAAAAGGTGCGGTGTGGACGGAACTCACGCCAAGCGGAAAGCCCGTTGTTGACGAAAAGACGCTTAAGCAGAACGATCATGTCCCTGAAGCGGCAAAAGTTCTGGAATATCTGTTGCTTCAGAAGCGCCACGCGCAGGTACTCTCGTGGCTGGAAGCTGTCCAAGAGGACGGTAGAGTACACGGAAGAGTCATTAGCAATGGTGCTGTTACTGGTCGCATGACTCACCAGAATCCTAATATGGCTCAGGTTCCAGCTGGCCATAGTCCTTACGGTAAAGAGTGTCGCTCCTGTTGGACAGTCCCTGACGGTAAGAAGCTCGTAGGTTTTGACGCTAGTGGTCTTGAACTACGTATGTTAGCTCACTACATGAACGATGAGGAATTTACTAATGTCCTACTCACCGAAGACATTCATACAAGAAACCAAATGGCTGCTGGGCTTGAAACAAGACCTCAAGCAAAGACTTTCATCTACGCTTTCCTCTATGGAGCAGGCGATGCCAAAATCGGATCTATCGTTGGAGGAAGCGCAAGAACTGGCGCACAACTTAAACAAAGATTCCTACGAAATACACCTGCTCTTGAAAGTTTACGAGAACACACTACTAGAGCAGCTCAACGAGGCTATCTCAGAGGACTTGACGGTAGACATCTCAGGATTCGATCTGAACATGCTGCACTAAACACACTGCTACAGGCTGCTGGTGCTATAGTCATGAAAAAGGCTTTGGTTATCCTTGACGACTATGCAAAACAGTGGGATATTGACTACAAGTTTATAGGTAACATACATGATGAAGTACAATCGGAAGTGGCTAAAGAACAAGCAGAGAAATTCGGTTGGCTTGCGGTCGAATGTCTCAAGGCGTCAGGCGTACACTTTAAACTCAGATGTCCGCTTGACGGAGAGTACCAAATCGGAACTACGTGGGCAGAAACCCACTAAGGCTAAACCATGAAAAACATCTACACACTAATAAAAGACATTTATGACCTGGTAGAGACTAAGGAAGTACCTGAAGGCGTAGACATTGAAGAGTGCATTGAAGCCTTTGGTGAAGGCGTTAAGCGTCTCATGCGCAACGAATTTACACAGAAGCGTGACGACTCAAGGAAGTTACGCATGTCCAACATAGGACGCAGTGACCGCTTCCTTTGGAACGTCTGGAATGACGTAGAAAAGATGGACGACATGCAGGGTCACACGTACGTTAAGTTCCTGTACGGGCATTTGATTGAGGAGATGTTGCTATTCCTCACACGAGCAGCAGGTCACGAGGTGACGGATGAACAGAAAAAGTGTGAAGTTAACGGTATTAGTGGCTCTATGGACTGCAAAATTGACGGTGTTGTCACTGATGTTAAGAGCGTGTCCACTTTTGGGTTTAGAAAATTCAAAGACGGAAATCTCGCTTTTGATGACCCGTTTGGGTACGTTTCTCAAATTAAGGGATATGCAAGAGCAGAAGGCCAAACTAAGTACGGATGGTTAGCCATGGACAAGCAGAATGGTCACTTGTCGTACCTTATGTATGATGATGAGGACACTCAAGCGCCTGTTCATGAGAAGATCGGTTATGACATTGGTGAACGTATTGACCACATCAAAGCAATGGTGGAACAACCTGAGCCACCAGAACACTGCTACCAGCCAAAGGAAGACGGCAAAAGCGGTAACATGAAGTTGGACACTGGCTGTTCCTACTGTTCCTATAAGAAAAACTGTTGGCCTAACGTAAGAGCCTTTGCTTATTCGTCAGGACCACGCTATTTAGTAGAGGTGTTTAATGAGCCGAAGGTCCAAGAAATCAGCATTTAGAAGCACGTTTGAAGAAGATGTCAGCAAGATACTTAAGGGTTTTGACTATGAGCCGTTCACAGTTCCATACATTATTGAGCGTTCTTATCGTCCTGACTTTGTTCACAATGCTTCTGGTACCCTTGTTGAATGCAAAGGGTACTTCAGAGACGGAGACACCAAGAAGTACACCAGTATCAGAGACAGCTTGCCTACAGGACAACAACTAGTGTTTGTGCTTATGCAGCCCAACAAAAAAATAAGAAAAGGTGCCAAGATGACAATGTCACAGTGGTGCGACAAAGAGGGAATACTATGGTACACGTTGAACACGTTGCAGGAGTTAATTGACTATGTCACTAACTTTGGGGGAGATGAAGGAAAAGCTTCTGAAGCTGTATGATCCTGACGACTTATTGGAAGCGTTAGAGATTACTTCTGAACAGTTGCTTGACAGGTTTGAAGACAAACTAATCAACAGGTTTGACTTCTTTGAAGAGGAATTTAAAGAGGAAGAGATTTATGAGTATTGACCAAGCTAGTCCTGAAGAATGGGACGCATTAACAGCATTAAACAACTTGTCTATCAGGAAACCTGTAGACCCTGTAAACAAGCCAGATCACTACAACAAAGGTGCTGTCGAAGCGATAGAAGCAATCAAGGCGTCCATGCCTGAACACGAGTTCAGAGGCTACTTAAAGGGTAACGCATTGAAGTACTTGTGGCGTTACGACTACAAAGGAAAGCCAGTAGAGGACTTACGTAAGTGTCGCTGGTACATTGAACGACTGATAAAGGAAATAAATTAATGGACGCATACCAACAGTACATACACAAAAGCAGGTACGCAAGGTACTTGCCTGAAGAACAACGGCGTGAAACCTGGGAAGAAACCATCGACCGTTACCTTAACTTCTGGATTGAGAAAGGTAGGCTTACTCTTGAGGAAGCTAACGGTATTTTTTCTGATATTCACAACCTAGACGTGATGCCCAGCATGAGAGCTTTGATGACTGCTGGTGAAGCACTGGACCGTGACAATGTAGCAGGTTTTAACTGCTCTTATTTACCTATTGACCACCCTAAAGCTTTTGACGAAATGATGTACGTACTTATGTGCGGCACAGGTGTCGGCTTTAGTGTTGAACGACAGTACATTTCTAAGTTGCCGGAAGTAGCAGAGGATTTTCATGACACGGATACCATTATACACGTCGCTGACAGCAAAATTGGATGGGCTAAAGCCTACAGAGAACTTATTAGCCTGTTGTATTCAGGTCAGCTTCCAAAGTGGGACGTATCTGGAGTACGACCTGCAGGGGCAACCCTTAAAACCTTCGGAGGTAGAGCGTCTGGTGCGGAGCCTCTTGTTGACCTCTTTAAATTTACCACAGAGGTCTTTAGGGCGTCTGCTGGACGTAAGCTTTCCTCAATCGAGTGTCACGATATCTGCTGTAAGATTGCACAAATCGTTGTCGTCGGCGGAGTTAGGCGAAGTGCTCTCATCAGTCTCAGTAACCTCACTGACGATAGACTACGACGGTGTAAGTCAGGCCAATGGTGGCAAGACAATCCACAACGAGGACTAGCGAACAACTCAGCGTGTTATACTGAGAAGCCAGACTTTGAGGCATTTTTAGATGAATGGAAAAGTTTATACGAGTCCAGATCCGGTGAACGAGGAATGTTCTCTAGGATTGCAAGTCAAAAACAAGCTGCAAAGAACGAGCGACGAGATGCTACCTATGACTTTGGAACTAATCCATGTAGCGAAATCATCCTCCGACCTAATCAATTCTGTAATTTGTCAGAGGTTGTTGTCAGGGCGTCCGATAGTTTGTCAGACCTTAAACGAAAAGTACGTACTGCGACTATCCTTGGAACTTTACAAGCTACCCTGACAGACTTTCGTTACTTACGTAAGGTATGGAAAAACAACACAGAGGAGGAAGCATTACTTGGTGTTAGCTTGACGGGCATCATGGATCATCCGACGTTGTCGGGAAGGAGAGACAAAGGTGTACTCAAGACATGGCTTACTGAGTTACGTGAAGAAGCTATCGCTACGAATAAATCGTGGGCTGACCGACTATCTATTAATACTTCTACTGCTATCACCGCCGTTAAGCCTAGCGGTACTGTTAGTCAGCTGGTGGATTCTGCTAGTGGGATACACCCTAGATATGCACAGCAGTACATTAGACGAGTCAGAGCAGACGCAAGAGACCCACTGTGTACAGTACTCGAAGCCGCAGGAATACCCGTAGAGGACGACGTAATGTCTCCTAGTACTAAGGTATTCTCCTTCCCAATAAAGTCTCCTGAAGGCGCTGTGGTGGCGTCTGAGATGGGAGCAATGGAACAACTTGAGCTATGGGAAATTTACCAGGATTTCTGGTGTGAACATAAGCCGTCTATGACCTGTTACTACCGTGACGATGAGTTCTTGGAAGTGGGTCAGTGG